TGGAATATCAAGAATTTGATAATTTTGCTGCAGAAAATTTTGGTGTAAACACAAAAGAAAGTGAAGAAAAGGAATTACCAGAAACGCCAGAAGAATTACAACTTCACATGCAATTAACTTATAAGCAGTCTGTGGAGTTAGCTGAAGAACAAGCATTAAATGTTTTATTTGATGGTAATAAATATGAATTAACTAAAAAACAATTTTATTATGATCTTACAGTTTTAGGTATTGGGGCGGTAAAATCTTCATTTAATACATCGGAAGGTGTTGTAATTGATTATGTTGATCCTGCTAATCTCGTATACTCATATACAGATTCTCCTTATTTTGATGATATATATTACGTTGGGGAAGTTAAATCTATCCCAGTAAATGAATTAATTAAGCAATTTCCTGATTTGTCTCAAGAAAAACTTGAAGATATAATGAAAAATAAATCGTTTAATAGAAATAATGTTAATACAAGATATTCTGTAGATAAAGAAGATAATAATACAATTCAAGTTTTATATTTTAACTATAAAACTTATATGAATGAAGTTTATAAAGTAAAAGAAACTGGTACTGGTGCAAGTAAAATTATACCTAAAGATGATAAATTTAATCCACCTAAAGATAAAGAAGGTGGATATTCTAAACTATCAAAATCTATAGAGTGTTTATATGACGGAGCTATGATTCTTGGTACAGGTGAGTTACTTAAATGGGAGATGGCAAAAAACATGATGCGTCCTAAGAGTGACTTTACTAAAGTTAAAATGAATTACGCTATTGTAGCACCTAGAATGTATAATGGTAAAATAGATTCTTTAGTAAAACGTATTACAGGTTTTGCTGACATGATTCAATTAACACATTTAAAACTACAACAAGTAATGTCTAGATTAACACCAGATGGTGTTTATTTAGATGCTGATGGTTTAGCTGAAATTGATTTAGGTAATGGAACTAATTACAATCCGCAAGAAGCTTTAAACATGTTTTTCCAAACAGGTTCTGTAATAGGGAGGAGTTTCACATCAGAAGGTGATCTAAACCCTGGCAAAGTACCTATTCAAGAAATACAATCTGGATCTGGTGGGCAAAAAATGCAAAGTTTAATACAAACTTATAATTATTATTTACAAATGATTAGGGATGTCACCGGATTAAACGAAGCTAGAGATGGTAGTATGCCAGATAAAAACGCTTTAGTTGGTGTTCAAAAACTTGCTGCAGCAAATTCTAACACCGCCACAAGACATATATTACAATCTGGATTATTTTTAACAGCAGAAATCGCAGAATGTTTATCACTTAGAATATCTGATATTATAGAATACTCTCCAACAAAAGACGCTTTTATTCAAGCTATTGGGGCACATAATGTAGCAACATTAGATGAAATGAAAAATCTTCATTTATATGATTTTGGTATATTTATAGAATTACAACCAGATGAAGAAGAGAAACAATTGTTAGAAAATAACATTCAAATGGCATTGCAACAACAAAATATAGAACTTGAAGATGCCATTGATCTTAGAGAAATTAAAAATATTAAACTTGCTAATCAACTTCTAAAAATACGTAGAAAGAAAAAGCAAGAAAGAGATAGGCAATTACAATTAGAAAATATTCAAGCACAAACAGAATCTAACACACAAGCCGCTCAAGCTGCCGCTCAAGTAGAAATGCAAAAAAATCAAGCCAAAACTCAAGCTGAAGGTCAGTTAGAACAAATGAAAGCACAAATCGATTCTCAAAAAATGCAACAAGAAGTTATGCATAAAAAAGAATTAATGGCGCTAGAATTCCAATACAACATGCAACTTAAAGGAATTGAAGTTGATGGCATGAAACAAAGAGAGAAACAGAAAGAAGATCGCAAAGACGAAAGAACAAAAATCCAAGCATCTCAACAATCAGAGATGATTGAACAAAGAAATAGTGGAAAACCACCTAAAAACTTTGAGTCAGCAGGTAATGATACCTTAGGTGGCGGATTTGATTTAGGTGCATTTGAACCTAGTTAAATTTTTTATTAATTATTATTATATTATATTATGGAAGAAAAGAAAACAGAGATAGTAGAAGAGGCTATCGAACAACCAAAAGTAGATGATACAGTCGAAAAAATTAAAGTGAAGAAGAAACCAACAATGAAAAAGATTAGTCAAGACGACGAACCTATCAAAGTTGATTTAAGTAAACCTCCTAAAACAGAGGAAAATGAACAGCCAGTTGATAACACAGAGACCGAGAATGTTCAAGAAAAAGTTGTTGAAGAAACAATTGATAAAAAAGAGGATATTGACAAGTCTACAAAAGAAGATGTTGAAACACCTGTTTTAGAAGAAATTACAGATGAAGAAGCAGTTGAAGAATTAGAAGAGCAAGTTGAAGAAGCTGTTGCTGAAGCTGAAGCTACTGGAAAACCAATCCCTGAAAACATCCAAAAACTAATGGATTTTATGGAAGAAACCGGTGGAGATTTAAATGATTATGTTAAACTTAATCAAGATTATAGTAAGTTAGAAGATAACGATTTATTATATGAATATTATAAACAAACAAAACCTCATTTAAACAATGAAGAAATTAACTTCCTTATGGAAGATTCGTTCTCTTACGATGAAGAAGTAGATGAAGAAAGAGATATACGAAGAAAAAAATTAGCGTTAAAAGAGCAAGTTGCCAACGCTAGAGCCCATCTGGACGGGCAAAAGTCCAAATACTATGAAGATATCAAAGCTGGGAGTAAGTTAACTCCAGAACAACAAAAAGCTGTAGATTTCTTTAATAGATACAACAAGGAGTCAGAGGTAACTCAAAAAGCAGCAAAAACAAACTCTGATATTTTTACGCAAAAAACTGAAAAAGTTTTTAACGACAAGTTCAAAGGTTTTGAATATAACGTCGGTGATAAAAAATACAGGTTTAATGTAAATAATGCTGAAGAGGTTAAAAACACCCAAAGTGATTTAAACAATTTTACCAAAAAGTTTTTGGATAAAAAAATGGGTTTAAAGGATGCTAAGGGTTATCATAAATCTCTATTTACAGCAATGAACGCAGATGCTGTTGCTAATCACTTTTATGAACAAGGAAAAGCAGATGCTATGAAAAATAGTGTTGCTAAAGCCAAGAACGTGAATATGGATCCAAGACAAGCTCATGGAACTATTGAAGCGGGTGGTGTTAAAGTAAGAGTGTTAGGTGATGATTCCACTGATTTTAAGTTTAAAATTAAACAAAAATAACAATTTAAAATTACAAAATTATGGCAATTTCAAATCCCGGTGGAAATTTGAATAGTGTACCCGCTTCGCAGAAGCAAACATTAGACTCAAACTACATCGATTTTACGAGCGCAACAACAAAAGGTTGGGCTCAACAATATGTGCCTGACTTAATGGATAAGGAAGCTGAAGTGTTTGGTAATAGAACAGTTTCAGGTTTTCTTTCTCAAGTTGGTGCAGAAGAGGCTATGACAGCCGACCAAGTTATTTGGTCAGAACAAGGTAGATTACACGTATCGGTTAAAGGTACTTTGAATACAGATACATCTGTGTTTTCTGTTACATCTGATATTGATGGGAACCACGCTACTACAACTAACGTGTTTACATTAGCTAGTCATGGTGTACGGTTAAATGATATATGTCTTGTAGCTGTAGCTGGTAAAGTAATACGAGCTCAATGCGTATTAGTGAATGGCGCGGATATTACAGTACAACCTTACAGTATTGAGAACTTTGATGATGATTCTGCTATTGCTGATGATGACTTATCTGCAACTTTAGTAGTTATAGGTTCTGAATTTAAGAAAGGTACTACTGGTCACGCTTCTTACACGGCTTCGTCAACAGTAACAGGAACATTGAACAAAGCGGTTAAACCAACTCATGTTTCATTCAACAACAAGCCACTTATCATGAAAGACTATTATGAGATCTCAGGATCTGACGCGTCTCAAATTGGTTGGGTGGAAATATCTGGTGAAGATGGACAAAGTGGTTACTTATGGTATCTAAAAGCTGAAGGTGACACAAGAACTAGATTTACTGATTATTTAGAGATGACTATGATAGAAGCTGAGAAAACAAACTCTGCTACTACTTCACCATACTCACATGTTGCTGATGGTGGTGGTACTGATGATGATGCTTATAGTGGTATGGGTACTAATTCAGGTAGCGAAGGTATGTTTGCTGCTATTGAATCAAGAGGTAATGTTACTACTGGTGTAACTGGTGTTAACGCTGCTACTGATTTAGCTGAATTTGATGCTATCTTAGCAGAGTTTGATAATCAAGGTGCTATTGAAGAAAATATGATGTTTGTTAATAGAGCAACTGCTCTTGCAATGGATGATATGTTAGCTTCAATGAATTCTTATGGTGCTGGTGGTACTTCTTTTGGAGTATTTAATAACTCAGAAGATATGGCACTTAATCTAGGTTTTTCAGGATTCCGTAGAGGTTCTTACGATTTCTATAAATCCGATTGGAAATATCTAAATGATAAAGCTACTAGAGGATCGATTAACGAACGTGCTACTAGTGATGCTACTAGAGGTGTTATTGTTCCTG